TGTGTACCAGATGTCTGGCTGCAGTATTTTACCTTTGTGTTGCCAAAGTGGCAATCTTCGTTTCCTGTTCCTGGTGGCCCAGACTCCGCGGGGGGTTATTTTACGGACAATTTGATGCGTATAGATGTGGACGGTGTGAGTTTTGGCCCATATACTGACGTTAGTGAAGAAAAGACAACAGTTAAGCAAAACCAAGTCGTCGCACACTCCGATGAGGCGTTATACAATATGCGTCTGATGTGGGCAACCGTCAACGTTACTTGGCTATCACATCTACTAGCCATTATCTTAGCGTTGCCGCCTGCAGGATCTTTTCCTCTTCAACGTGTGGTGATTGCTGATGTTTCTATGCCCAACGTGATTTTTGGCTTCCAAACAGCCAACACAATATGCTTTCCCCGTATGTCACCTGGAGGCATACGCATCGCCAATTTCTGTAATGCCGCTGACGCAGTCATAGTGTCCAGGTTTGTCTCTAGACAGAATCGTGCCGCCATTGCCACTTGGATAATGAATGGCGTTATACCGTTTAATAATTTGATAAGTGCTCAAAGTTCAGTGTCCGACTCTGTTTGGTCCACACTCGCCGCTCGTGTTAAGGCAGTTGTACCATCTCACGCTGAGGAATTGCTTGCCGCGCAGACGTTATTAAGTGGCAGTATAATTCCAGACTCATCAACCAAATAAATGTGTTGCGACACCTTCGCAAGTGCCTACAAAAAATACACTGGTATAGACTTGCCCATACCACTGTTGAAAAGTTTAATTATGCATGCAAATACACAAACCGCACCGACGGCCGAAGTAATTGAACAGCTTCGGAAAATCACTGACTTACTACCACCACAACTAATCACCAAACGAACAGTTGAATTCCTAACGATGAACTGCCCAAAAGTCAAAAAACCTGACAGTCCCCGCGTACTTACTGACGAATTCATGGCCAAGCTCGAGAAGCTCCAGTTCACCGAAGATGACTTTAAAGCCGCAATACCATTTAGATCTAAGCGCGACGAAGCAATTCGCCGTACGCGTATCCACGATGTTCTAGCTCTTTACCGCGCGGAAGGAAAGACCACCGAATTCATTTTAACGGTTATTAGATGCTCAAACCTCGACTACATCATGACTATGAACATACTTTACGCCCGACACCTATTACCCAGCTATGTATATAATCTGCTCGACACATCAGACGCCCTAAGCTCAATTGAGAACTATTCCATAGTTGCTAAGTGGCTAAACGAACAGGTAAAAAAGTTCCCAACCGATATGGAAGTCCGCGTGTCTTTCGCTGAGGTAGGCGCCTTAACGGGTTACCGTAACCCACCTTTTCCGGGGTTCGATGTCGTCGAAGAGTCTGAAAAACTCGCCCACTCCGGTAATGTAGACCATGGCCTAGACACCATTACCTGGCTCACTACGTTCCAAGAAGCAGCTGAGGCCATTGCAGCCGAATCGACCCCATCACCTGTGGCGTTTATGACACTTGACCAGTACATCGCCGATGGTGACTGGGCCACATCTGGCTCCTCATCTGAAGGCTACTTAATATGGACTTACAACGGCGTTGAAAATAAAGTCAAGTGCAGGAAAAACCTTGTTCAAATGGTTTTAACCAATGAGCAAATTCGCGCCCTCATATACGACAACATCATCGCCCCAAAGGACGGCCGCCCAAAACAAACCAACTATACACTAATTAAGCCCGAGTTAGGAAAGATACGAATCGCCGTCGCCGGAGACTTGAGTACCTACATTGTCATGTCCTGGCTCAACTACTTATGTGCGTCAGTGTACAAGGACTGGCCACACTCCACACTCGAGGAGAGCGTACCACAGCAGATTGAACGCATTACCGCCATGTTAGACCAGTTGCGGGACGCTTACGGTTTACCATTTGATTACCGCTTCTTTGACCACCAGGTGCTTAAAAAAGAGATTGAAATACTAACTCGCACATTCTTTAACCTAGGTAAAATCAATGTTCCTGAGGCTGAGTTGCTCTTTATGACATATGTAATAACCCAGACGATCCTGACATTCAGCAACGCAACCCTCGAAGTACGTGACCAGCACGGCAATCTAAAAGAGTTGGAAATCACTGGTGGCCTCGAATCGGGCATA